GCGATTGACAAGATAAGTTCTTTGAGGATTTGATTGAGTAAAGACCCGAACGAATTCATTGGCGCCTTCTCTAATCACATCATCGTAATCTCTAGTAAATACTTCTTCTTTGGTATACTTATTTACAAGTTTGACCAAATTGTTTTTCGCTTTGTGCATGATGATTCACCATATTAGTAATCAGACTTCTTTTTACCTATGTTATATTTAGCGATCAGTTCCCACTCATCTTTCTCTTTGAAAGCAATGATCTTGATCTGATGTATTGGTGCCATATTATGTTCTATAATATCATAGTCAACAATCTTTAGCAACCCCCACTCTTCTAATAAATTGGCAATAGCGTTGCGTCTTTGTATATCATTTTCAGTAATCGTAGACAACTTACCATCTAATGCAAACAGTTCTTTGAAATGTGTAATGTAATACTTACCTTGCTTATGCAATATGTGGCAAGATTGATACAATACCTTTTCTTTTCGTGAGGACACACCAATTCTCGTTAGTGTCTCACGAACTTTCAGGAAGTCATCCTGTTCTACTAAGGTGACCTCAACAAATTTAGATATATCAACCATGTCATTTTCCTAACCCACCTGTTAAGGTTTCTTTTTTTAGTTGTTGGATTTGCTCTTTGGTTAGTAGACGCAGGGCATCACGTGCCTTGCTGTCGGAGAGTCCGTAGACCATTTTGACACATGCTATATCATCATCTTTTTCCGACTTTGCCCACTTCGCAAATGGTCTTTTCATAGACCTTACAGTATTTAGTAAAAAGTCATTCTGCATCTTTTTGTCTAAATGGTGACGTTGGTTCATCTCGTTTGCAAATAGAACACAATCCTTCTGGTAGGAAAGAGACCGGTTGACCAAGAAAGGTACATAATCTTTCTCGGTTATTTCATCTACAATTAGTTGTTTCTTACCTTGAAGAATCTGGTTGACGTAATCAAATGGATTACTCATACAAATTATCCTTTACATCTTGTATAATCTGTTTTTTCATCTGTTCATATCTATCAAACAAAAGAATGTCGGTTGTTTTCACAGAGTATACTTCCTTTATAAATTGTATGTCATCTACATCAACTACTGTACCTATACCGTCAGAATATAATTGAAAGTATGGTACAATTTTTTCATAAGAAACAATACCACATCTTAGAGGTTCAACCATCAACAAATAGTCAAATGTTTTTTTTATTTTGGAAATATCTATTACTTTTAAACTACGAAAATTTTTCAACTTCATCGTTGTAGTAAATCTTTTACCTGTTTCTGGAAATATATTTGAATTAGAAGATTTCATTTCTACTTTGACATCTAACTCTGGTATATAAAAATCGCAACCAACTTCATTAACATACTTCAATTTATTATTCGAAGCCTGTTCGATTGCTTCACCAACAATATCCGCTTTAATAAATGTTTCAGCTCCAGTATTATATTTTCTTTTTAATGAAATCATAACTGAAAATACCAAATTCCAATTAACATTGTCTATTAAATATTGAGTTACAAAATCATGATCGTATTCAAATAAGGTTGGAACTCTTTCCGAACTACATTGCAAAAGATTTATCATACAAATTCACCATTTGCCATAATTTCGGTCAAACAAGCAACCAAATTGATTTCTTGGTCAGCAACGAATGCCTGTTTATATTGATAGTCTGCAAGAACTATAACGACACCAGGAATACTGGCAGGTTTTAGTATATCGTATAGACTATCATATAATTTACGATAGAAAGTTGCAGGATCAATTTCAGTTGTTGCAACCCATTTACGAACAGCAGTAAAGTCTTTGTCTTTCATAAACTTTACAATCTGTGTAATGGATATATCACCAATCTGTGCAAGAATACCTACATCAATCTTACCAAGTTGAGAGTATCGTTGCAGTTCATTAATGACACGACGAAAATCTGGAAAATATTTCTTAACAAGTTCAGCAATTACTTTCGCATCATATTCAACTTTTTCAGATTCAAGTATGGATTGAATACGCTTAAAGAATGATCCTGCCATCTTTTGTTTCTCACCATTCTTCATACCAAAATCAATCACTGCACATCGTGAATGTAGTGGATCAATGATACGGTTTTTGAAGTTACAAGTGAATATGAATGAACAGTTGCCTGCAAACTCTTCAATCGCATTACGAAGTGCTGGTTGTGTTGAGTTTGGATTTAGATAGTCTGCTTCATCAATGATGATGACCTTACGGCCACCAGCCAATGACATTGATGATGCATAGTTTTTTATCTTGTTACGGAATACATCAATACCTGATTCATCAGAACCATTGATCACCATGTAATCGCAACCGATTTCGTTGCACATCGCCTTGGCTATCGTGGTCTTGCCTACACCCGCTCCACCAGTCAGTAGAAGATTTGGTATCTGCTTTTGATTGACGTACTCCTGAAATGGTACTTTCAATCGTTCTGGCAGAATACAATCTTCCACTGTCTGAGGTCTGTAACGTTCTGTCCATAGAAGATGTTCCATGAAAACCTTTCACATAAATCATAATATAAAATAACAATCAGTCTTTTTGGTTCAATGTTGCAACTACTTCAAGGTATGGTTCTTTCACGTGCCAATCAGTACCATTGACACCAAAAATAACTGTACGCATTTGTAGTTTAGCATCTGCATCGGGTTGAATCAATTCAAATACTGATGCCACAATATCCGAATTGATAGCAATGGATTCACCATCAAAAGATGGTGATGCATTTGTAAACATTTTCATTGCCATGATTAAGCCTTTGTGAAAGTTGAACCAGTTTCATTTGCAATCCAATACTGAACATCGGATGTTGCATGTTTAAAATGAGAAACATTCTTGGAAGATATTTTAACCATATAACCACCAGAAATTAATTTCAGATTTTCTGTTTTAAATATCATACGATATTTGTTTCCATTACCTTTACTGATCTCTAATGATTCTGTGTGTGCAGCATCATTTGTAGAATCAAATGTTGTAATGAATATCTTTTCTCCGTCAGACTCAACAGCAATTTGAGGTGATGATAATACATTTGCAGTTCTCATGATCCAATCAAAATCTTCTGCTGAAAGTTCAAAAGAAATTTCTGGGTCAGGCATTGCCAATGGTTTTTCTGGTGGTGTAACAATCATATTCGCAGCACAGAAGCGATACTTGATTTTACTACGACCTTTTAGACCAGAGATAAGAACACTGTTATCTTCAAAGTCAATTGTTGGTTCTTCTTTGTGAAGAGTTAGAATAGAAAGAAAGTTGTTCAAGTCATAGACGCCAAACTCTGTTGGAATTTCTTCAGAGATTGTTGCTTCTGCCATAACATTTTTGTGAGGTGAGACTGTACGAATAGTCTTACCTTTTTTGAAAAGCATACCTTGGTTGATTGAAGCGAAGTTCTTCAATACACCCAATGTGTTGTTTGATAATTTCATCAGTTACTCCATAATTAAGTTTGTTTTTCACTTGCAGAATATAGTATATCATGTTCATACAAAAACATCAAGCAGCAAATTGCATGTGCTAGATGATGTTTACCAGATTCAGGATCAATTGCTTCACCTTCTTGGTATGCCCACATGTGTCGTTGTGTTGCATCAAAGTATCGGTTAAGTGAATCTGGAACATGTTTCCAATTGTTTGGTTCATATTTCTCAGCACCGAATGTCAGAACATCTGCGGTCGCTTTAAGTGCTAATGGTGGTAAAAGACCATAACGAATTTTACCACCATCAAATTTACGACCACCAGTTGTTGCTGTTTGGGATGCCTTGATAGCATCCTTATCCATTACAACTTACCAGTATACTGAGCAACCGCTGGCATGTTACCAGTGAATGCATAGGTACCAATGTGTTGTGTTTTCATCCAAGGACACAAGAAGATTTGGCCACCCATCTTACGCCACATTTGACAGAACATATAATCTTCTGATAGATAACGTTCTGAACCACCACCAACAATAGACTCTTTGGTGTCAATTACAGTATCAAAGTAAGCATGAATATAACGTGAGCCATCAAAGTGTGCTTGGCCAACATGATCTGGTTTGTAACGAATGGTAGGATATTCTATTGCCATCTTATCAAAAACTTCACGCTTGATCATCATATGACCTGTACCAATTTCCATAACTTCTAATGGTTCTGAAACTTGGAACTGTTGCGTACCTTTAACAACGTTAAACACATATTCACCAACTAGATTCTCAAGTTCTTTGGGATTCAAGTCTGGATTCTTACGTGCAGTTTCTGCAATGTTACCCCAGTTGATAGATTTCTTAGGGTAAGGACCACCAACAACATCTTTATCAAGTGCCATCAGTGCTACGATATCGTTCGGATCAAAGTGAATGTCTGAATCGATAAACAACATGTGTGTGAAGTCTGTACGAAGGAACTCATCTACCAAATAATTTCTGGCACGTGTGATAAGTGATTCGTTAAAAAGGAAGGAGAATTTTACTTCAATGCCGTAACGCATCATTACGGTTTGTAGATCAAGACAAGATTTCACATACAGTCCATGTGACATACCACCATACATCGGTGTTGCCACGAACAGTTTGTTCTTTCTCAATTCTTCAATATTTACTTGTATTTGCATAATTTATCCATAAAAAAAGAGTAGAGACACAAAGTATATATGTCTCCACTCTACTAAGTTTCAACCTACTTTAGGCAAATGCTCGTTCGCCTTGAGCACGAAGTGCTGCGATACCTGCAGCAACTACACGCTTAGTTGGTGCACCTAAACGATAGAAAGAAATTTTATCACCGTTGCTGTTGATGCGACTATTCAAGTAGATAGCGTGACCATCATTACGCAACTCATTAATAGTTGCAGATGGATTTGCAATGCCATAAAGCGATTGCATTTTGTTCGGGGTTAGTGTGTTGTAACCATCTTCTTTAGAAAGGTATGCAAGCACTTTTTGTTTAGCTGACTTCATTCAAAAACTCCATAAAATATGACTGCATTTTAAAAACATTACAGAGGCAGTCTTTCTCCGCAATTTCATAATAAGATATAAGTATAACACTCCCTTGCAGAAGTGTCAAGTGTTTATGCGGCAATTAATTTCTTTGCAGGTCTATTGCCCTTAGACTCGTTGTATTTGCGGCAAACCAATTCTAAATTATCTAAGTTAGTTTTACCACCTTTTGAATAAGGTATCACGTGATCAGCTGCCCACAAATTGTGGTTATTGATTTCATCTTCCGAAATACTTTTACCTGTACGTGGGCAAATACCACCTTGGTTTACCCACGCTTGATATCTCTGCACTGGTGTAAACAATCTCTCAGGATCAACATCAGTAACGATACCTTTTGGAATCTTTGCAAAATCTTCTAAGATGATTTCAAAACGAGCAGGTAAAAAGATTGATGAAGCCGCAGAACCTGTTGCATTATAGTTTAGTTCAGTACCATTTTGCAAGGTAACAATTTTGCGGTCAACATTAGCAACACGTTTGTTTTCTGTTGCCATAAACCATTTGAAGAATGCTTTCTCATCTAAGATTTTAATTTTCTCTTTGTTGATATGACATATTAACATAAAAAAGTTGGTCAAAGTTGAGGTATCTTTGAATCCTTTGTCAGCATACTTTTCAATCAACGTAAGTGCATCAGAAATATTTTTCTGTCCACCTTTTTTTAGAATATGTGTCCAAACGGTGGAGTTATCTTCATATGCCTCGAATTTGTCTTTTTTGGAAATGCCATGAGCAGGACCATAAGTAGAGCATACTGATAAGTTGACCATTTGTTCATCACGTTTCAAACGAAAATTACCATTACGAAAAATATATTTGAATGCGTTTGCATGTTTCTCAGACATTTGACGGACATATTCAGCAAAAGGAACAAGAATTGCATTACGAATTTCTTGATCGTTTAGTGTGTAACCATCATTAATATTAATAAACAAACGAGATAAATCTTCTCTTGTAGCAATAACATATTCACAAATTGTAACAGTTACATTATTACGAATGTGATCTTTTAATGCCTTAGGATGTGTTTTGAATGTGTTATTGTTGTTATTAATTACAACAGGTAAATCTGGTAAATCATATTGTCCATTTTGAATGACAACTTCTCCATTCAGGTATTTGAAAATTGTTTGTGTACGATTGTTACCATCAATAGCAATTTTGTCATATCCCATTTGAGAGAAATTGCTAAAATATTCATGGTCAAGGGTATCTTCAAGAGCTTGTTTTAAGCATTCATCAATATTAGCAACAATGATTTTAGATGGTGCTTGACCAGTAATCAATGAAGTAATATAACGTGATTCTTGGTTTTTGTCCCAACAAGCACTACGATTGAAAGATTTGTCTAGGACAGTTTTGTTGCGGAAGGCCGCAATTTTGTCACTTATCAAGGGATATTGGCGATCAATACCAAGAGTTACTTTGTTGACTTTCATAATATTTTCCTTATATAACAAGGGTTTTAAAAATTGTTCTCATATCATAAGAACAGATTACATTATGACAGAGGTCTAAGCCTCTGTCAAGTTTAAAATGGAACTTCTACTGATGGGTCTGTTACTTCTGGTGCTGATACAGGTGCTGTTGGATCCACACCAGAATCAATCTTGGTATACAGATCAAGGAAAGTAACCTTGGTATCAGTATCAAAACGATTCAAGCAGAACTGAATTGCTTTCAGTTTGTCACCAAAAATACCGTAGGTCTTTACGATATGTACCAGACGGCGGGTTGAAATAACCTCATCACAACCACCTTCATCAAAGGTGCTACGAATTACGGTTGCCCATGTTACCAGTTTGTCGGCAAAATCTTTATCTTCTTTACCAACAGATTCTAATTCTTTGGCAACAATCTTTTTCTCAACTGATACTGGTGCCCATTCCTGTTCAAACGTATTTGGGAAACGCTCAAGGAACGCTTCATTCAAAACGTTGGTGAACATGTAGCGACCATCTTCTGAACCTTTACCTTTGGTGTTAGCAGTAGCGAATACAGTAAAACCGGCAGCAGGAGAAATTAACTCATTCTTTTTCTTTAGTAAGAATGGTTTGCCTTCAAATACACGCTGCAAACAGGACAGGTTGTTAGAACCGTAATCAATTTCGTCAATACACAATACGGCACCTTGACGGGCAGCAAGTGTAACGGGACCATCACGCCATTCCATCTGACCGTTAATCAGAACATAGTTACCAAGTAGGTCGCCTTCATCGGTATCAGGTGTCATTGATACGCAAACGAATTTACGTTTTGCCTTGGCACAAGCCTGCTCAATACTCATAGTCTTACCGTTGCCGGAGGGACCAGTAATGAATACGGGAAAGAACTGTTTTGATTGTATAATTGACAACACATCCTCAAAGTTACCAAAAGGAACATAGTTGTCATATTTGAAAGGTACCAAGTCCTTAGTCTCAAGGTCTGTTATCACATTTGCAATACGATTACCAGAAGGCGCTTGGGGTGCTGCCATTGGTATTACTTGAGCAACCATATTGATTGCTGCTGGAACAGGCGTTGGAGACTGCACCGGTACACGGTATAGACCACGTTTAACCTTGTTTTGTTCATCATTGGTGAACCAGTAGGGTATTGCAAGACCCGCATCACTTGCAATTGTTTTAATATCTGTTAAACTGACAACATCTTTGCCAGTTGCAATTAATGCATCAAGAAATGCTTGACGCTTATCAGAACGACTTGTCATAATATAAACTCCATCTCACAATAGGAACTACCATTATAAAGAATAACCACCACTTTGTCAAGTGGTGGTTTGTTATCAAACTGCTATCTGTGTTATAAATCTTGAAACTAATACTCGGTTGATTTGTCGTGCTTTGTTGAATTTCATAAATGCCTTGGTAAGATTTGTTGTTGTTGCCTTACCTGATACCTCAAACGATTCATCATCAATTGACAGATCATTACCAGCAGGTAGAATATAGAAAGAATCATAACCTACATTTTTTGATTCAAGGTACTTTTCTTTTTTCAATTTCTTTACGTGTTTTGTAATCACTTCAATTGTTTGATGATACACACCACGAACCGCATCCAACTCATCATTAAACAAACGGCGTTTCAATGCTGCCTTAGCATTAGAGATTGGTGTCAAATAGAAACCAACAATCTTGGTACCGGTTGTTTTCTGAAGCCATTCACATATACCTTCACGAACATCATCATCACTTACTTTCAAATTCACTTGCACTTTATTTTTCTTATCTACCAGAAAAACGTTTTGACTGGTAGTTGAAAAATAAGTTTTTTTGTCACCATTAGAAGCATGAGCCCAGATTATAGAATCGGCATCACCATCATGGACAATTGTAGTATTCACAATGTCAAGGTTATTAATACGGCGAAACTCTTTGATAATTGGTTGCATAGCAATCAATGCTTCTGACAATGGTGTGTTTGATAATGCATCACACTGTGGACGAAGGAACTTACCTGGTGCACCGTAGCGGTGTGCCCATCCGTCCATCAAACAAAGAATGTTCTTTACTGATTTTGAAAATTCTGCGTTGCTCATTTTAGAATTAATCATTTCACGAAGATAAACTTCTGAACAATGAATTTCACCCTCATTTTCAGTAAAGCAACCTGAACTGTCACCTTTTACATAGTTACCTTTTTCATCAAAGTCACTATTTCGTTCATTTGGATAATCCATATCACGTAGACCACGGTGATTGCCAAAACCGTATGCTGTAAAAGGAATATTTACTTTACGGCAGAACATTGCAAGGATAAGAATCTGTTCGTATGATGCCGCAAGGTTACCTGCCATTGAACCAGACTTATCCAACAACAACATCATGCCATGCGATTTGCCTTTAGGAACACGCATAATCTTTTTGAAAATACTATCGTCAATCTGGTACTTGTAAATTTTATTTACGTCAATGTCACCAGTCTCTGACACTTTTGCTTTTGCAAACTTAGATGCCGCCTTACGCATTTCAAATTCTTTTGCTAATAAAGAAATATAACGTTCATTCTTTTTACGGAACTCGGTGTACAATTCATTTGCCATATTACTATACGATACGGTGCTATATTGGCCAACAAATGCTTCGGTCAACAATTCTTGAACACGTTTGGCAGGTGTAACGATACGATCTAGATTAGGTGTAGGAATATTTACATACACATACTCACGTGCCTTAGCTGCAATTAATGATGATTCATTTTTACGGAAGTTATCATCAGTTTCGCATGTTGGTTCAAAGTGCTCATCAGTGCCAGTGGATTCTTTATTACGGTTGATGATATCGGACATTTCATCATTTTCATCATCATATTCACCGTCATTATCATTTTGTTCTTGGCCTTCACCTTCAGCCTCTTCACCATCTTCATCAAGGTCGCCTTTGGACTTACCTTCATCATCACCTTCACCGTCAGTTTCGGTATCACCATCACCGTCACCTGTTTCAAAATCATCACCTTGATCAGACTTTTCAAAACTATAATCGTATTCTTCAGATAATAAAATTTCTTTCTGTTCTTTTTTAGAATAGTTCCAAATCTCACCGGTAACACGAAGAACATCATCCCATGTTTCACATTCTTTAACTTTTTCAATCATCACCAATTCATCTTTGGTGAATTGAATTTCATGAGTGTAACCAGACTTGGTGAAAATATTCAATCGGTCAATAAATGACATTGTATTAATGTCACGGTCTTGAATACCAAAAAAGTTGCGCTTCATCAGTTCATTATAACCTTTGATGAATGATGAACGTAGACCTGGATACCGGCGTTTCTGACGCTTCTCAATTCGTGCATCCTCAACCACGTTTAAGAACCCTTTATAGTTCTTACCCATAGAATGTACTGCATCATGCCAGCCATCAGAAGGAGTATCTAAGGCGTGACCAACTTCATGACCCATCAATAGGTCATACAGGTCGCCTGACATATCTTCCCAGATAGGACAGTATAGTACACGATTTTTAGGATCAAATGCTGCGGTAGGAATTTTTTGATGTTGTATTGTTAGATTCTCGGTCGCCAGTAGTTTGGCCAGACCAGACTTTTGATTTTGAATGTTACTCATTTGACAATCCCGTTATCAGTGAACAACCAGTATATCAGAGGTTTGGATATCTGTCAACCCGATATCCTCTAATGCCTCGGCAATTATATCTATACCGAATCGTTCTATTGCATTTTTGATATCGGAAACTGCGGCGTAGTATTCTAACTCTTGCAATTCTGCAAACTGTTGCAAACTTGACATCTTCTTCTCCTAATCAATCAATATACGGATTATCGCATAAAAATAGGAGATTGTCAAGTATTGTCAGATTATTAACGTCCGATCTGGGATAGGTACTTATCCTTCGTTTCTTGCCAATTCATATAAATCAAATCATCAAGGAACAAAATGTCTTTGGATACTTTATCTTTTTTCTTTAAAAAACCGATACGACCACGTGCATGTTTCTCTTTCCAAATCTTTACAAGATTTTCATAACTTGAATCAAATTTTTTGACCAACCTATCTTCTTTAATTTCTCCACGTAAAAATTCATTTGTGTTTGTGTACAGTTCACTAAAGTAAATACCTCTAGCATGATCTGAACGAATCAATTCTTTTGGAATTTTCATCTGTGCATAAACAAATTGTAATGAACGATTTTTGTGGTCACGTTTGTATGGTTGACCAGTTGATTTCGTTGCAATATACCATTCAAAGTATTTACGTGTGTGTTTGGTTTTTAACCAATCACGAATTAAATAAATTGTTTCCCTCTCAGGTTCATATGATACAGAACCTGCGGTGAATCCCATTTTATTCCAATAATCTAACCCATCATATTGAGATAATCCACCCACCTTAGTGTTTCCATATAATGATGTAGTTGTAACGCCAACCATAATGTCGCCGTATTGTTCTTTCCATAAACGTTGAACTTCATCTGAAAGACACAATAAAGATAGAAGTTTACCACCAACATAATTGTAACCTAGTGGTTGTGTTGGTACAATTGATGAACCTATACCTGTGTGGTTAATCATACCACCTTGCGTTTTTAGTGTTCTATCCCAACCAATATATTTATCACGTGGCGTCAAGTCAAGAAAGTCGGATGAAATTGTAATTACACCAAGATATTTATTTGTCTTATTGTCTTTTACTATGAAGTGAAGATTTCGTCCAATGTTACTGTTATTACGTCCATTTGTAATAAAACTTTTTAAGGCATTACAACGAATAGATAACTCTTTGTTTCGTTCAATATTATATGATACTACTGAACCATCGATACCTTTTTTGGAACCTTTACTTGAATCGTCCGTATATTCAAGCACTGGTTCCAAGTCCATGTAATCATCTACAGATTCAGGAATCCAAATATTACTTTTAGCTTCAGCAATATATTTTGCCTGTACAGGGTCGGCCAGGAAAGTTTCTTCTCCATCGAACAATGTATTTATAGTTTTGCTTGGAAATTTAGTATGAATTTCATGCCATTTTTGGTATAATGTATATTCTTTAACATCCATTGCAGAAACATATGTTAATTCTTTAATCATACGTTCACGCAAGGCATTTTCATCAACAACAGGCAATGAATCGGAAGGATTTTCTTCTAAAAATTTTGTCCATTGTACTTCTACATCATCTATTTTGGCCATTTTTTGCTTTTCTCACAATTGTTTTTACGGTTTTCTTTTGTTTTTTTCTTGCCATCTGTAACGCAATTGGTTTGACATAAGTAACAAACTTGATACCGTTTAAGTGATCTAGTTCGTGTAGGAAACATTGAGCACTTACACCTTCAAGTCTACTTTCTTTAGTATTACCAAACTCATCTGTATATTCTACATCAATCCAGTCTGGTCTGTCAATACTTAAAAATAAACCCGGATAAGAAAGACAACCTTCCTTGTTCTTAACGGCAGTTTCGGATTTCTTTATTACTTTTGGGTTTATACAAACCATTTGAAATTCGTCCGTACCAATAACAAACATTCTTTCTGATACCCCACATTGATTGGCAGATAGTCCAATACCACCATATAATTTCATGGTCATCTTCATTCTCTTTGCCAACATTACCATACTTGGACTGGGAAATCCACCTTTATATTCTGGCATTACAGTAAGTAACATTGGATAATCTTCACCAAACAGTGGTAATGGATCGATCTTTTCGGTTGTTTGTATGCCTGCTGCGGTATCAATCGTTAATATCTCACTCATAATTACACCATCCTTTTGCAGATGTTTCTGCTTCTAATTTATTATCAAAATATTTTTCATCTTGAAACTCAGTAAATATATCATACATCCATACTCT